CTTCCCACTGTTCATAGTTTTCGTTTAAAATATTGCGGCAAATAGTTTGAAACCATCTATCCACAATAATATCATCTGTATCTTCTTTACGCTGCATGTAGCCAGCCTTGACTAATCTAGCAACAAAAACTTCATTCCAATCTAATTCAAAACTACCATTACCGATATCATCAGGATCTAATTCTACACTTAATATACTAATATAAGGTTCTCCAGCCTCGGTGGCCGATTCTTTTGCACTTTTCTTTTTAGACTTTGGCTCGGTTGATCGAGGTTCGGTCTTTGGTTCTGGTTTCTTTTTTAGCCAATCAAACATATATTTTCCTTGTTAAAATCTTACTGGCGGTTTATTTGTACTATAATTATCACTATTTTCAACAGATCGCGCCCACGATCTAGTTGCTTCTGAGATCGGAATGTCTGGTACTACCTTGTCCAAATATTCCAAATGCTCTATAGAAGTTGGATGCATATCTTGTTCTTGTGGTCTCCATTTGTAATTGAAGACTTTTTCATATACACTAGGTCGAATATTTTCTAAAGTATTTGCATAAAGATCAAATAAAGGTTGTGCTTCGTCTAATTCGGCAATAGTGTATTGATCATAATTTTGTATAGGAACCATAGATAAAAATATAAATTTTACGCCTAAATTTTCTAAGTAATTCTTTGCGGCGTGTATCACAGCAAGGTCTCTAACAAAACATCCTTTTATATCAAAATATCTATGCAAAAATTCTGGGCTGTAAAAATATGTTGTAAAAACATTGCCATGTGTTTCCCAATTATCTTTGATGTAACGATCTTCTCTTGTTACATTTGTCCACATTATTACTACAGTATCATCTGGGTTAAATTTATTTCTTAACGAACATTCAATCAAACTATTAAAAATAAATTGATTGCCGCCTCCAAGTTTGCCCCAATTTTCAAAATAATCAAATTCTTTGCCTAAAATGTCTGCCCATGTGGGCCAAAAGTATTGCGTAAAACTACAACCAAAAGTAAAGAGTCTGCGCACTACTCAAGTGCCCCATTCGTTCTTGAATAATGGCACTTGTAATCGATCACTATACCGTAATCCATGTTTCATTGCTAATAGTGCAACTGCTCTATTGTTTAGAGAATATATACTTTCTACACCACCAACTGGCATTAGATATACCGAGCCCTTGAATCCTGCGTTGCGATATTGCTCTACGGCCTTTAGTGCATCTCGAACATCTTCTGCAGTAGACACAACCAATTTAAGATAAGTGTGTCCTAGATTTTGATACTGACATACAATGTCGGGACGAATAGCCTCATCCCAATTTTCGCCACTGACAGGAAGCTTGGCACTGACACTAAATGTAAGTGCTTCGCGACAGCGTCCTTGTGCACCGGTCCAGTCGGTCAAGTACTCTTGAAATTTAGTATCCAATTCTTGTGTGCCATTTGTTTCAAAAGTAATTTCTTTTAACTTTTGCATACGGGGATGATTAAGCAAGTCGGCGTAAGCTCGTTGCCAACCTAGCAATGGTTCACCACCGGTGATTACAAGATGTTCATCTTTCCATTTACCATGCGGAAGAATTTCCATAATGCGTTCTACAATGGCATTAGAGTCTAACATGGGACTTAGGTCTTTGAATCTTGGATCCCACGACGCATAACTGTCACACCCTGTGCTCACAAGAGGCAATTGTTCATATTTGCTAAAATAATGGACTCTGGCTGCAATATCTTCTATTTCTCTAGATAACTTTCCTTTAGGCATGCCAAATCCTTTGCAAGTAAAGTTACAACCAAAAGTGCGAAGGAACACACTAGGTACTCCCATGTATCTACCTTCACCTTGTATGCTATAAAATAATTCTGCTACTTTGATTTTACTCATGCAAATAGGTCCTCATTCCACTCTCTATGGCCTTCTCTGAAAGCCATGTTGGCTTGTGTTTCACGCACTTCTACTCTATAACACCAAAGTCTTTCGGCTTCCCCAGGCCCCCACATATCAGGAATATAAACACCGTTAACAAACTTGTACAGTTGATCGGCTAGACCTTCGCAGCCCAACTTAGGCAATACAACGATCTTGGCCATTTTCCGTTCTTGTAGCAGTTTGAATGTGGCCAATTCAGGATCGTCCTGTGCCACAATCAAGGTATGGTCAAACTGATCTTCAAGGATCCGCTTGAGGTCTTTAAGGCCGCCGTAGTCAGCTGCCCAGTTACGCACATCCAGATCGTCTGTGCCAAAGTAGAACTTCATGCTAAAGCTATAGCCATGAATTAGGTTGCAGTGACTATCGGCTCGCCATTGGCGATATGCACACGGAAATGCATCGTGATATTCTTTTGTGCTTGTATATTTGTAAACTCTTGTTGCTAAAGACATTTTATTCTCCTATGTTAAGATTTTAGCATAGGCCTGCAGAATTTGTAAAGCGGGATGAAGAGCCAGGAAGGCCGCTGTGTAGATTTGTATTTATGCTTTTAATTTTGCCACCAATTTTCCCAAGGGAATACAATCCAACAAGGATCGTCTAATTTATTAATACTACGACCGCTGTAATCAATACCTTGATAATTGCTGGCTTCGTTGTTGATGACAACAGCGAACCTTACATTACGATTCCATATGGCATCCCATGCAGCGTGATTTGGTAAACAACTACTAGCCCAATCTTGACGGATCCATTCTAGTGTTGCACCAGAATCATTTATATCGTCAACGATTAAGATGTTTTTACGATATGCAGGATCTGTGTCTGCATCGCCGGATCCGCGCTCATCTTTTGGAACATAACCAAACGCATGTTCAGCCATCCAGAGATTGCTTTCTGACTCACCACCATCTCGCAGACTTACTTTTAATGTCTCGCATGGTACATCAAAATAGTGACTGATCATCAAGGCCGGCGTTAGTCCGCCTCTAGTGATACCTACCACATAATCAGGACGCCAATCACTGTTGGCAATGTCTCGGCAAAGTTCGTGAACCAATCCTTTAAATTCGCGATTTGTGATGTGTAATTTTTTCATATTAGTAAAAGTATTTCAGTTCAAGTTGAGTTCTATACTGTCCATTATCTACAAACATTCCTGATATTTTATATGCAATATTTTTTGTAATCGTATCTGTATAAACAGTTCTTAGATACATGTTTACAGGATTGTTTATCTTGAAATGCGTATTAGTATATTGTATATTACCTTGAGTGTCAATACCAGTTGGTAATTCTGCATTTACACTGCCATTTACAATCCAGGGTCTTACTCCGGTAAAAAAACCAAATCGTTTTGTGGCGTATCCTGTTTCTAACCATACAGCATGAAAGTTATCTACTTTAGTAATTAGTCCAGGGTTAATGTCACTAGTTGTCAGAATATAACCAATTTGATTTTGCCAATCAGATTTTTTATAAGTTACTGTAGATTCAAACATCGATGAATAATTTATACTGCCCCACATACCACTTAGCTGAATCCATGGATTGTAATTAAGTGTTGTAATTTGTGCGCTAACAGACAAAGATTCATTAATTGGCAACAATGATGTGCCTATGCTCCAGACGCTGTTATTACCTCCAAAGCGCATACTACTATATTCATAGTTACTGCCACCTATTAGGTATTCTGTTTGACTGCGTGGTGTAACTTGGTCTGGTACATAATTTCTTGACCAAAAGTTTGAATCATTTATCACAGAAGGAGAAATGTTAATAGCAAAGTTTCTTCCTAAACTGTCTAAAGCCTGAACAGGCAATTGCACTGATTCTATTTTGATACCAGAGATATAACCTGTAACTGGTAGGTGTTTAATTTGTAAACCACCAATTGGTGACAATGCTGCATCCAAATCAATTACATCACCGTTTAAATATGTTTTTGATGTTTGTGACAATACAGTGTTAGCTGTAGCATCGCTCATCCATGGCCATCTAGCTTGAACTGTGCTAATTGCTTGTGCTGCGTTAACAAAACTATCTCCAATGAGACCAAGATAAACTGCCATTTGATTGTTACTTAATTTTACCGCTGTAATTAAATAAAGTTTGTCATCCGGGCCGCGCAGAACGTTTAAAGTATTACCCACATTTGGATGATTGGCAATGGCATTTGTTTGTGCAGAAAAATCTGTTAAAACATTTTGATAAGCTGCCATGTACTTGCCATCGCTTGTTTTTAACAAAATCTGACTACTATTGTTTTGGTAAAAATCCCCGGCAGTTGGTAAAAGTATATCAACTAAACCGTCCCCGTTAATATCTACAAACTTAGGATTATAGCTTACTACTGTATTTGTATTGTATCCGACTACCACGTTGTCAGTTTCGTCGGTAAAATTACCGTGACCGTCATTTTTTAAAAATTGTATTTCACTAAATTTAGGCCATCCATCGACTAGATTTCTAGTTGGTCGACTGAGTACAATGGCATCCATAACACCATTGTCGTTCCAATCATATGCTATCACTCTTACATTGTGTCCGGCACTGCCCGGTATTCCTCCGCTAAAATTATAAGATGCCCATTTAGGTAACTCAAATCTTGGTTTAGGACCTAAACTAATTAGAGAAAAATTCAGATTATCGGAACCGTCAATATTCCAACTATAAAGTCCTGGTTCATTATAACTATTCCCCTGTGAGTTTCCTTGATCAACAGCTAGTATAGTTTTCGTTCCGTTATTTAGAAAATCAGCAACAGCCAAGCTACTCATGCCAGGCAAACTTCTATATTGCTGGGTATAGGTTACAAAAGTCCTATTACCTTGATTGAATGCAAGTGCAGTGTTCCATCCATAATCACCAATAATGATATCTTTGTGACCATCATTGTCTAAATCTGCAATTGCGATATCATGAGCTTCAACATGGTTTTTAGAGTCAGCCCGTGCCAATTCAGATGGCGCAATGTTTATATCTATTGTTGCTCTTGTGAAGGAATTATTAGGATTGTTAAAGTATGCATAAGCAGGATGTTTAATTGTTGTGACACCATCCGTATAAGGAGCCACAACCATATCTAATCTACCGTTGTTGTCTAAATCTGCAAACTTAGCTGTGTGAGCTCCTACTATTTTATTTTCTTGAGCAGTGAACCAAGTGCTAGTTTGATCAACAAGTTTATTATTTTGCCAACCATAAATTGAAATATTAAAGTCTTTCCAATTAGATTCATTGGCAGGTTGGCTTTTAAAACCTGTAACAATTAGATTGTCTCCAGAACTAGTTAATTTTTCAGTGTGTAAATCAACAATTGCCCAGGAGTAATCCTCAGATGTTGTTGCTAGTGGGGTTATATATCCAGCTTTGGTTGGGGTATAATATGGTACAGGATACGAAGGCTGTATTGGAGGATTATAAGAAGGACGTACAATAGGACTACTACCTCCGCCACCGCACCCAAAAAGAACTAATACGATTGCTAAAATTGCAACACGCATAAGAAAATCCATTATGTAAACTATGAAACACTAGTTTAACATAATGGATATAATTTGTCAAATCAATCTCTTTCCATTGCGGCTGCTTCTTTGATCAAACCAATTAGCTCGTCCATGTTTTTACATAGTACTTTGGCTGTGGTCCAATCACCACCATCGTCGCGCCCGCTAATTTCTAACATAAATCCATTATCATACATGTATACAGAAAAGTTGTCGTTTACCTTTTCTAGTTTTTCGTTGAGTGTCATTTTAATCCTTTCTTGAGTTTGGCTTCTTGAATTCCTGCCTGTATCATTTTTTTGAAAATTAATGTTACTCTTCCTTTTTCCTGTTCGGTAAGGTATTTTACTAACATTAGTTTATCGTCGTAACTGTTTGCCCCTTTTAAAAACTCTTCTGGAACTGCCAATTTTGGTTTTTTTGGTTTGAATTTTTTTAAATTGGCTTTTACATCGTCATTGTTATTATTGTTATCAGACATTGGTTGTTACTCTCTCCTCCCACCAAAAAGGTGTAATAAACTTAAGAATAAATTAATAAAGTCCAAGTACAAAGTAAGTGCGCCCATGACTTCTACTGCAGGCCCGTCTGACTCCATAATTTGTTCTCTAATCTTTTGAGTATCATAGGCAGTCAATCCCAAAAAGATTATCACTGCCGCTGCACTCACAAACATTTGTAATGCCGATGATCCTATGAAAATATTAATGATACTGACTATAATGATTGCAATTAAACCGATCATCAGATATTTTCCAACACTATCTAAACTTTTTTTGGTAAAATATCCATAAAAACTCATTACACCAAACAATACTGCTGCACCCAAAAAGGCATTTACAATACTGGCTGTGGTATATATTACAAATATAGTAGCAAAACTCAAGCCCATTAGGGCTGCGAAACCATGTAGGCAAAGTTGAGCAGTAGATCGACTTGGATTATTTCCTAGCACATATCCAACACCAAAGATAGCCGCAAGTGGAGCAAAAATTACAATCCATTTTACAATACCTGTAAAAAAGAAAGTCATTAGTACTGCATTTGATGCTACAAACATACTCACAATCATGCTTGTTATTACTGCTAGTGCCATATTACCATACACACGACTCATAGCACTATTAACTTCTGTTGCTGTTCGATAAGGCAATGCATATTCCATTTTGATCTCCTATTAATAATTATCTTATACTAGCTCTTCAATTACACCAAGTATTTCGGCTGCAATTAAAAATGCTCCAGCAAGCATTAAATTTTGTGGCCAAACCAACGCAATACCAGCAGCGATTCGTGTTGCACTTTTTACTAGACTTACATAAAAATGTCCCGGGCTAGTATCTCGAGGTTGAATATTCAGTAGCGGTGGGTGATGTGGACAACGACCCTGTTGCCAATCACAATCTGGTGAATATTCCTTATTACAAGTTGTACATTTCATCGCGGAGCAAACTCCTGTTGTAATTTGATATTGTCGAAGAATTCTTTCTTGGTACTTTGATCCGTTTTAAACGCACCTTTTAGGACTGTGGTCTGGGTAAGACTACTGTGTGCCATAACGCCGCGATTCTCGCAGCAACCGTGGGTGGCCTGTATGTATACAGCCACATCCCCACTTCCAGTCGCAAATTCAATTTCTCGTGCAATGTCCATACAAAGTTCTTCCTGAAGAGTGCCTCTCCGGGCACACCACTGGGCGATTCTTGTGTACTTTGAAAGACCAATAAGCTTGGGACCAGCAATAATGCCAATATAAGCAACGCCAGAAACAGGCTGGTGATGATGGCTGCAAACGCTCTTGAGCTCGCTTCGTACGACCAACATACCTTCGTATTTTCCATCAGTGTCATTCGGAAATGCAGTAGCGTTTGGAGTCGGGTCATATCTACCTGCCATTAATTCATTGTAATACATTTTGGCAAGACGCCGTGCTGTGCCCGTACTGTTAGGATCTGTTGCTCGATCAATTAGTAGTGTATCTAACACACCTTCAAATGCTTCGGTGGCTTCGTTGATTAATTGCTCACGATCATCGTCATTGATATAGCTGCTAATATTATCTCCGGCCCAATATCTTTTGCCGTCGGATAACATTTGTTCTCTAATGCGATCACTTACCTTTGTATATTTCATTTAATCTCCAATAATTTCTATATCTCTTAGATCTGGATATTCGTGATATTTAGGCGGCTCATTTACAAAATATAATTTTTCTAGACCGATCCTTGCATCTTCAATAGTGGGACGATAATGGTATCCCACCATGAACGAACGCTGCGCCTGCCACGGCGCAATTTGTAAGTCGCGGCCATCATATCTCTGCTGTAATAGAATGCCATATGCTTCCTTGTCATCCAACAGTATAGCACCACCGTGGCCTATTTGTAAAGGCTTGTTATGACCAAAGCTTACACATTGCATCTGGCCGGGTCTATACATTCCAGCTTCTAATCTTCTGGCACTATCCCAGATGTCTGTTCCATAGAAACGATATTCCCCAGTCCATTTTTCAGGTACCAGTTCATATTCTATACCCAGTTTGTGCATGGTCATAGGAATAGATAGGTATGTGTATGCTGTAAATTGAACTCGTTTGACCTGTTTATATCGCAGGCATAATTCAATTGCATGCGTACAACAATCAGTCATGACGGCATAAGGTGCGCCAGTTTTCTTTGCTAACAGTCGTTCAAATTGAACAATTTCTTCAAATGCCACTAGTGTACCATTGATATGCTGAATCAACAATTTGATTCAAGGTTGAATAATTTGGTTGCCAGCCAAGAACTCGCCTTGCCAGTGAGGCATCTGCAATTAATTGACCTGGATCACCGGGTCTACGAGGGCCAACTTGAATTTGTAACGGGCCATAATTAGCGACGATATAATCAATTATTTCTTGATTGCTTATTCCGCTGTTTGTGCCCAAATTAAATACCGCCCATCTATTAACTGTATTCCATTTAATTGCACGACAGTGGGCATCTGCTAGATCCCAAACATGGATGTAATCTCTTATACAAGTCCGATCTGGAGTATCAAAATCTACTCCATTGAGCGTAAAAATTTCATCTTGAATTTTTGATTCTAACAGTCTAGCAATAATATGCCCTGCACCTGGTGCTTGTCCTAGATCTGAATTCTCCGGTTCGGCGCCTGCTGCATTGAAGTATCTAAAGCATACACTAGGCAATCCATATGCTTGATTATAGTTCTGCAAAATTTGCTCAACTATGTCTTTGGTGTTTCCATACGGACTAATTGGTCTTACCCGGTCTGTTTCAACCAGTGGAACATGATCAGGATTACCGTACACACTAGCACTAGAACTGAAAAGAACAAGCGGTTTCTTTTTATAATCCTTAACATGATTTAAAAATTTAATAGTCTTTGCCACATTGTTGTCATAATATTTTGCAGGATCTTCTACACTTTCTCTGACACTAAGATCTCCGGCACAATGTACAATAACATCAGGTTGCAATTCATCTAACCATAACAAACTCTGTTTAGAAACAAAATCAGTATGCAAAAAACCATCTACATTTTTAAGTGTATGATCTCTTCGTTCTCTGTCAATTATATAAATTTCGCTATCATCTAAATTTTGTTTTAAGTAGCGAGAGATGTGACTACCAATGTAGCCACATCCTCCGGTAATTACTATTTTCATTGGTACTTGCTTTCGTGAGTATGTTTTCTATAATCAGTACTCATACGCAACCATTGTTCCCCGTTGCCTTGGAGAATATCGCAGATGCGATCAACTGTTGCGTCGTTCCACGCACTAAATTTACCCATGTTGTTGTGCGGATGTTGTAAGAGGGGTACAAGTTTTTGTATTGCATCTCTAAGCGACCACGGGACATAAAGTCTTTCGCTATCATTTGCAAAAGCTTCTGGGAAACTTCTGTATGCGGGGTATAGTATATTAGCCCCAAGAGTGTCCGCTTCGCTAGCAGTATTTGAAACCCAATCCTGAAGAGCACAATTAAATAACACTCGCGTATCGTTGAGTAAAGCATAGTAATCATTCTTTTCAAGATCTTCGTATACGGTTAGCTTACCTTCTGCTTGTAGTCTGCGTGTACGCTCCATATAAGAACTATTGTTTGAACGCAATTCGCTGCCGCTAAACACACAGAACTCGACCTGAGGCCAATCATTATAAGGTAATGCTTGTAGTCTATGATACTCCTCAATCAAGTCCATATAGAAGTCAGGCTGCTTTTCTTGATCCCATCTAGCAGCAAAACCTACACGGAAAGCTCTATCCTCAAATTTCTTAAGCTCATCTGGCACACGACTGCGTACTTCCTCTTTACCAAACGCAAGACCACTAATGTTGTACACTGGTGCCCGCCAACCTGCCACCTTCATGTGCATGACCATTTCTTCGTTGGTAGCAAGAACAATGTCTGCAAAACTATCTACCATCTTTTCATAATGCCCCATCCATTCTTGCATGCCCCAGACATGAACAAAGTCATCGGGGTCAATAGTTTGTGCAAGACAACGAACGGCAATGCGAGGACGCATATTGCTAGGCACTTGATCAAGAATGTAAGGTAGGCTCTCGATGCCAGGTTGAAACATGTCTTCAAAGTAGATAACATCTTCACTAGTAACCTCTCCTGCTTTCATTTTACGAACTAGATTCATAAGTTGGCTCATGCCAAAGTATGTACGACCGTGTGCGTCTAGCACTTGTCCAGTAACAATAGCTTGATCGTTGCTTAGTGTTTCACCTTCAACAATTTCATAGTCAATGCCGCGGCGTTCAAATACAGCTCTATTCCACTCTTGCAGTTGTAGTGTGTATCTTGCTTTGTAAGGCTCCAGGCCCATATACCATAATTTACGCATTATTTTCCTCCAGGTAATACACCACTGTTGATTTTGATATTTAGATCGCGAAGATCAGTGGCAGAAATATTTCTAGCTACTGCATTATTTGCATGATATTCTTTTTCCCAATATTCCTTGGCCGTTTGAGCCTGGGCATGAACATCTTGTGATCGGAAACCACCGCTTTCGCCTAGGCTTTGTCGGCTGCGAAGCAATTCTAATGTATTTTTCATTGAATGTAATTCTTCGTTTAATCGCTTAGTTGATATGGCTAGATTGTTTAAATCCTGTTGCATTCTACGCAACGGACCTTTGTGTCTATGATCATAGCTTTCGTCTTCGTGCTCGTTACTGGTTAAAATCACCATCATCATTAGTTGACGAAGTGCATTCTTGACACGCACGTCATCAGTTGTGAGTGCATGGTCAAACATTTCGATAAAGCGTTCTAGTTCGTAATCCGAACTATCTTTTTCTCGCACCGCATCGCTCACTGTGTACGCTCTTTCTTGACATACCACATGTTACGAGGCTCACGACCTCGTAGACTGCGTTGAAAATCACCCCAGGGTGTTTTTTCGTTGTACAAATGTCGTTCATCAAATGGATGCCCGTACTTTACACAGAATTCGCGATAACGATCTAGATCGTCAAAGATGGTTGATACTTCTGGTTTCATTACCAGATATTTTTTGAGCCATTTCGCAGCCATTTTATTCTCCTTAGATTTTTATTGATAGAGAGGGTTGTTGAGTATTGTAAGTAATAGTACAACCATTTTCATTGTCTTCACTTACACTAATTACGACATTGCGTCCGGGATATCTATTGGCAATTTGGATATATAAATCATCTGCAATCATTTCGCATGATTTGTAGTCCAATCGCAGACAATCTTGTTTCCTTGAATACAGTGATTCCAACCACCGTTTGAATTGGATGAACTCGATATCACGGTCATTGTGATAGACGTCGATCGACACCCTAAAATGAAAAATGTGACGGTGAGGATTAGCGAGAAACGAGACATTGTATTCATCATTAGTATTTAACTGTGGGTCGGTTGCTGCTGCGGGATAGCAATGAATACCTTCTTTTTGAAAGGTTACCCAAATCTGTCTCTGGGCGTGATGCATAATTCTATCCGCTGTTTCGCGTTCTTCTAAATTCATTTTATCCACTCATCCTTTGTATATTGGGACCAATCGGTAAAGGTTCGACGATCAGTTAGATCATGTAAACTATGGCACCACACTCCGGGATTGGTTGCTGCAAAATCTCGATCGTCTAATTTAATTGTAGCATTATATCCCAATTGTTGTAAATAGGGCAATTTAACCGATACCATTGGTATAAATTTGTGATGTTCGGTTAAGCCGGTTTCTAACAAACCTTCTACTTCGCCGACATCTATATCTAAAGTACACCAATATCCTTGCATGATAAAAGGAAATATCATATTGGTCCAGCGATTCCAATCGGAACTATCGGCGCGGCCGTTTGGAAAACTTTGATTGGCACCAAAGTAGATATGGTCGATGTTAGTTCCAAATTTTGTAAATGGATCTTCTAGAATTTTTTCTATTTCTTCTGCGGGTTGAACACCCACAATAAAAAGAGTTTTTAATCCATAAGCCGGACTATGTTCTACTTCTTTCCCCAAAAACATTGAAATGTTGTTGTGCCCTGGTCTCTTCATTATTAAGATTTGTTGAAAAAATTTATTGAGTTGATAAAATCGTAATCTGGTTGTAGATATTCATAAAGCTTTTGCTGTTTACTAAAATTTTTTCCATCTAAAAAATATTTAGAAATTTCATTGTATATGATGTCACTTGTATCTGTCAAATGAATTTTGTTATTTGTAAAATTGCCTTTATAACCTTCTAATTCCAAAAATAAATTTAAATTATCACCAAGTTTGTCTGTCATTTTTATAAAGGTTATGTTTTGAATTCCTACCTCATGAACATAGTATTTTATAAAATTATATTGTAACTCGGTGTGATCCTGTAATAAAAAAATTTTATGATTAAATAGAAAATCAAAAAACTTATTAAGAAGTGAGTTGTCAACTAAAGTTTGGAAAAACTTTTTCCCGCCTTCGTCCCGATTTATATATCTACAAATATCTTCATTTAATGCAGACAGATATCGCTCCATTGGATCTCGCAAAATAATGCATCTTGCAATATTCTGCTTATATGGTATAGTTGTCAAATTCCATTCTTGTTTATAAGCTTCTTTCTCAATATAAGTTGATGCATTTTTCATTATGGTTATAATTTGCAACTTGCCATCAGGATGGGTAAAGCCTAATGTGCCGTCTTTTAATTTAGGCAATGTTTGCAACATGTTCTAACTTTTTTTTAACTTGTCATTGGTAATTAATCTAGGTTAACCCGTTCGTGATCTTCGTCCCATTGTAATTTTGTAAGTCTACTAATTTCGTCTTTAATTTGCAATTTTTTCTTTTTTAGTTCTGCCAAATGTTCTACATCAACACCGGGATGATTAGTTTGCATTTCGTTGATTTGTTTGTCAAGTAGTTTATGCATTTCTTCCAAATGATTTATTTTACTTTTATAACTCATGTTAATTTTCCTCCAATTTAGATTTTTGACGTTTAGAAGTTGATTTAGAATTTTTAGGAATCGTGATATTATTTTCATTTGTATCAAAAATACTTGCAATGACTTTTTTATCTACTTTAGCTTTTTCCTTTTTGATTTTTTTCATTCCTGGGTGTACTTTTTTAGATTTAAATTCTGTAGTATCAAAAATTGCACGAGATACGAAAAATCTATCCATAACACCAGAAACTTTCTCGTATTTTTTACCAAGATCGTTACCGTTGAAATCGCACATAACATAATCACCTAGACTCATCATCAAGTCAATAATATCGTCACACTTGTAACCAAAACGTTTGCAGTGTGTATCTCGTAATTCTACTTGAACAACTGGTTGATATTTTAAAATAGTTTGTGTTGCTCCTTGTAGTACAAATAGTTCAGTGCCTTCAACATCAATTTTAATCAAGTCAACATCTTCAAAATTAAAACTATCTAGTGTACGCTGTTCTGCAGTCTGTGTAGGATTTTTAGTAGTTTTATTTTGTCTTAAAACTGCATCGCCTCGACTACATTCATTTGTCTTTTGTTCCATTACAATTGTGCCAGATTCGCGACCTAATGCGTATTCAAAAAATTCAATATTTCCTACTAGTTTAAGACTAGCAAATGTACCATCTTTTTGTTTGAACCAACCGTCATCATGATCAGGCTGATGCCTTACCTGTTTTAGTTTGTTATCCCAATAACGTCCTTTTAGCTTGGCATTCTTTGCTATGTTGACGTTCATTTTACACAATTCCATACTGCTTTGCATTGGCTCAAAACTTTTTATATTTTGACACCAAGTTGCATATTCTATAGTGTTCATACCAATGTTGCTGCCTACATCAATTACGGTTCTTGCATTTGGCAACAGTCTGCGATTCATAACAAGATTACGTGCTTGATAAGGACCGTTCTCGCGGGCCATCCTTTGTTCGTAAAGTTTATCGTTGTTCCAAATCCAATATTCTCTACCTATGCGGTTAATTACTAATTTTCTATCGTTAATGTTAAAAAGTTTTGTCATGGTGTCTTAAAAGTTTTTATACAGTATTTAAACTATATAATATATTTAGAAAAAACAAAATTAATAAATTTATTTTTTCTTCCAGCGATCTTTAAATGCATCTGGGCACCATCTCTTTGCAATTTCCATAGGATCATTTTTTCCTAAAATGTCCAATGACTCGGATGTTAAAGAGATAAGTCTACGTTCAGTTGACCCAGGTGTTATATCATAAAATTTGTGTCTTACTTCTTCTTTAACGTTGTCAAAATCAGAATCTGGGAGATCTTCAAATAGTGTTATAAATTTTTTATAATAAGAATTACGATTCCATCTGTTATACGTTATTTCCTGAACGGTAGCATTGGTAACATCAATCAGTTTGCCATCCACATACTGCAAAACTCCGTCGTTGTATCTTTCAAATGGACGTAGATTTTCGTTTCTAGTAGGACCGCCGTGTGTTCTTTCTGAGATATGAACTGTTGTAGCAAGAGCATGATTCATAACATATCTGGACATCTCTTTTGGACTTACCCTTCTACTTCGCTCAATGACATCTTTAATTAAATCAGTTTGAATTTGATCAATGGTAACTGTGTGTTCGCAGTGCCATTCGCTACTAAAGATATCGCCGGTTAGACCAGATAGCCCTAACTCAAGCATTCTTCCTTGAGCCTTACCACTGATAAGATCTGTTCCACTGTTGCCGGTACTGTGTTGCAATCCCATAACATTTGAATGTAGAGTCCTTACACCACCATTACTCCAGTGTACACTATCTCCTGTAATACTGGCTTGCTTATAGTCAGAACTGGCTGCAAATCCGCCATTAAAAAATCGTTGGTAATAACAATACGGTTTTAGATCATCAATTGTACGAGCACCAACATGATTGGCAAATTTTCTTAAATCTCCAGCAAGAAATGCTAACTTTACACCGGCTTCTATTGCCTTTTTAACTGCTTTGTCTGGATCTTGGGCAAGTAATTTTTGGATGTTCATTAACGACTCCTATATTGTGCTGTAACTACATAATAACATAGGAGAAAATTTAGGTCAACTCAAAATTTAGATTGTGCAGTTTAGATTCGTCCAAATCCTCTGATTCAGTTTGGGATAATACAGTATGTTCTACTTCAAATAATGCGTTGAACTGGGTGTTGGAATTCATGGTCTTCTTGCCTTTGAATCCACGAGTGCCCGGAATATTCATCCAATATTTGTTGTAATGCTCAATTATGGCTTCGGATTCTGCACGATCTGATGTTGCAAAAATTGCATCCACAATATCTCTAAATTTAGCATGATCCCCTTTGGAGTTCCACAGCATGTTAGGCCATGTACCAGAATCATACGCACGATTGGCTCGTTGCACAGCCTCTATATGCGTCCAAACATTATGACCCATTAGTAATGCATAGCTAAAACTGTCCCAACTAGTTTTACCTTCTTTACCGTTTTTATTTAAGTCGCCAGGTTTGTATATGCAAACATCTTTCATGCTCATATTGAGACTGATCGGACTTTCATCAAATACATCAATCAGGCCATCTGCTAGTACAGCCTGTCCAAAAGGTCGTGTGTCTGTGGCATATTTTTTATCATCCACAATAGGGCTCATACGATAACACCACTTGCCATCGTGTGGGAGATCAATATGATGGTAGACCTGGCCATTGGCCGTGGCAAGGAACGGACTTGCGCAATCAAAACTGATTGTAAAGTTAGGATTCACATACTTACGAACAGCACGTTGAATATCGGTAAGCAATAGTGCCCACTCCAGTTTACTAGTACCCAAGAAGTGCATCCAATCATGTACACCTTCCTGTAACAGATTATCATGACGTAATGCAACCAAACGACGTAGTACTAGATGTACATCACACATGTTTTGACCACCCATGGCCCAACCGTTAAAGTGACTATCTGGATACTGTGCAGGATCACAATATCCTTTCATCATCTCATACCAATCGTCGGCATGAGTATGGTTGCCACCTTGTAACACATTAAGAAACTTAGTGCCACCGTTGACAACACCTTTACGATGTTTAATAAAGTATTCGTTGTTATACTTGGTGGCATCTGCTGCTTCTTCAAGAGTGCGTATGCCAGACTTCCATCCGTTCTTTTCGTTGATTACAAAACTAGGAATGTCTAATACCATGGCATAGTCTGCGATACCATCTAACCAAGCTAGTGCCTGTTCACGCTTCTTTTGTGCTCGTGGACATCCAGAGCCTGCTCGCCAATCGCCGTCCCATACACCTTTTGCGATCTGAAATCCACCAGAGTCACCTAACAGTACAGTACCTGGTTCACGCTTACGAATCATGTCTTCGCTGGCATCTTCTTTGTTGAGATCTAGATTGGCATGTCCGCCGGAGTAGAGGCTCCACTTGTAGGGGAAGAGTCCTTGTTGGCTGTTAAGCCAATTGAATTGCTCCATGTCTTGTAGTGCCTTAGGCATACGAGCAGGATCAACATAGTCGTTGTTAACACGTTGTTTTCCTATAAAAGTTGCATAGAAGCCAGATATAGCAGGAAGAAACACTGCATAGTCTGATTGTTTAGCTGTTAAATTATCTTGTGTCATAAAATTTTACTTGATTGTAGAGTTCAATATCACACCACATCCATTGTTCGATATTGTATTTTTTAAACTCATCGTTCAACATGGCATATTTAATTAGTTCCTTAAGTTTACGCTTGAGACTAGGTACATAACTATTTGATTCGCTGCTGTTTATTTTTTCAGCGTTGAGTAAACTATTTGTTTGTCCTTCAGAATCTAAAAAACTGGCCAAGTTTTTGTTTAGATTATTGTCAAATTTAAACCATATTGTATTATCAATATCAAGATTTTTTAAGAATGAGCATTGCCTATCTGTGTGATCATCAAATATGACTTTTTCAAAAAGCAATGCTAAACCTAGCTTCTCGCCTAATAATGGCAAATATTCATAATTAAAAGGATCTGCTAAATTTCCTAACACATTTTCGTGATACAAAAACAAGTATTCAACTATACCACTTAGCCATCTATCAATTGGATCTCTTAAAATGGCAATTGTTTTTTCTGAAGGAAACTCGCCATAACTAGCATGTTCCCAATTTAATTTAGTTAAATTTTTTACAATGAATGTACTAGCATTTTTTGGTATTTTAAATATAAAAAATTTCCTGTCAGGACTAATTAACCCTTCGCCATAACTGTGTCCTTTTGATGCCCACAATCTAGTGTAATCAATATCAATTATGTTGTTGTTAAATTTTATTATATCTAATTCTTTGTAAGAAAAATCTAATTTATTTTCTGAATTTTCTAACAAAACTGATCCTCTATTATTTTTGTTGCGCTGGTAGAATATAGTTATAGATAGCCAATCCAGAGTCAACTGTAATCTGTGCAGCGCCTTCATCACTAAAACGAATCATTTTATTACCAGATAAACTTAAAATGCTTATAACAGCAGTTACTGGCCATGACCATGCTTTGGTTAAAGATCCAGCAACATCGTGTGCAAAAACAAAGTTACCAGCATGACTACTATGGTCACCAAAATAGAAAACTAAATTATTATTTTCTGTGCGAGCAATAAAGGTTGTCTCTTCGCTGTTGGCCTGTGCTTGAAATTTAAGTCTTTGAATAGCAGCTACGCTAGGTTCAATTTCAACACCCCATTTTACACCTTTAAACTTTACAGTTTTTAATTTATCATTGACAATTTCTGCGCTCATAAAACGATAGTCATTTTTAAAATCTCCTGCTTTGTTTTCAAAGTGAACACCATTTGGGGCACTATCATCTTTTTTAGTAATAGCTAACTCAGCATCTTCTTTATATTCCGGAATATTTAGAATTGTGTTTAGTTTACCTAAATTTGGCATTCCAAAAGTGCCAATAAATTCTGGAACAGGATTATGAAACTGTGCATGCATAATTACAGTTCTTTCCTCGCCAACTGCTTCAATTATAGTTGTATTTGAATCACCTACAATTTTAACTAGGTCAATTACACCTAAGCTATGTGTGTGCTGAACAATATCTTGCAAATAATCTTTCATGTATCAATCTCCAATTAATAATAAAATAATAACGTTTTTTTGTACTAATGTCAATTTACTTTTGATTTTATTTCACCAAGTGTTTGACTTGCCTTGATAGTTTTAAGTTCTCCTGGCTTTTTAAATTCAATCATACTAAAAGCAGGTTCGCTGTCAAAAGAAAAAATTGTTTCGTAACCTAAACTCTCGGCCATTGGTACTAAAATACTTTTTGGCACATATGTCATAAAATAAGTTTCTGCATAAGATGCAGCAGCAGGAAGGTCGGCGTTATTGTATGTAAAAACAATCTTTCCACCAGGTCTTAACCAGTTTAGTGATTGTAAGAGATACTGTTTGATAGTATCTAGACTTAGGTAATTAAAAAAATTATAACTAAAAATAAATCCAAATTGATTAACAGGCAAATTTTTTATTTCGTAGTAATTTTTAATTAGATATTTTCTTACTCTACTTTGATAAAGCGGTGGAAATTGTTCTAACGCCGAATTAAAGAATTCTGGAAAAAAATCTGCCACGTACAAAGGGTCACTGGCAACTAACAATTTAGTCCATTCTCCATTTCTGCAGCCTATTTCTAAGGCTGGATAGCGCCAGTCGCTATAAAGATTAATTCTTTGCTTAAGAACAGTTTCAAAATCTACATCCGGTCTTATTTGTCTGATACTCGTTATTGATTCAGGATCTATATATTCCAATTCAAATTGATAGTTTTCGGCAAAAAATTTTGTTGATAGTTCATCTATTTTGCTTTGCACATACTCAATGATAAATTGAATTTGATTAATATCACTTAAGAAGTGGTTAAAATTTTGTTTATGATTGTTTACTACTTCTAAAATACGAGAAGAAATGTCCTGATCAGTATCTTTTGTTAAATTTTCCATTCGCGCACAATTACATTCAATCTCAGACTGAATTGTGGACATTTTCAGGGATTGTCTAAGTTGATTTCTTAAACTTACTAATTCGTTTAGTTTCATTGAATGTCATTAAATGCATAGTTTATTTATTCAAAGGTGAATAATGCATCAAAGGTTGTTTTTATATCAGTATGAGACGGAATATCCCAGTCTAGTACACCTAATAGATTTTCTACTTTCTGGTCCACAATAGTAGCTTCCATTAACCCGTCATCAAATGGTAAGTCTTTAAACCATTGTGGAATATGGCTTTCGTCTGTAGGATAACCAACTGATGTGTAACCTAGTGCATTGTCTTTTAGTTTACACACAATAGTTTTCATACCGTCCACAATAGACATGCTATAATTATCACCGTGCATTCTACGTAAATTGTTCCAATTGAGTGCTGCACGTACATGTCCTGGCATGTTTGCACGACCTAGCCGTTCTTCTTCTTTGCCATACTTGGTCAGATTGTTAACACGCTTGGGTGTACCTTTTTCCCATGCAGGTCTATCTTGGAACGCAATCTTAAACTGACGCACACGATCATATATTTCTTCTCGTTCTGCGCCAGTTAGTACAGCCGTTAATAGTTCACTCAAGAAGTCTTGTACAATCTTAGGAGTATCCGATCGCTTCAAGTCAAGACCCATTGCCTTGACCTTGCCTGGTTTGCCGTGAGTGTCTAGCCGGTTGCCTTCCAAGTCATAGATAAGAACCGCATAGCGTTTCTTTTTTATGAATAATCCCTTTGACGCAACAAGCTCACGTCCTCCCTTGATAAGTTCGCCCATGGCTCTAGGCACGTGACAAGCTCGTTCCATAAAGGCTGGAAAGCTTGTGTTGACTTGATCGGCAATACTGTCGTAGAGTTGAGCACAGATGTCTTTGTTCCATTCCATTCTACCGGCTTCAACTTCTGATCTAACCGCAGGCCAAGCAGTAAAATAGCATGAATCAGTGTCTCCGTAGATGATACTTTCACCCGTATGGTCGTATTTTCCGAATATGCATTCATTGATGTATGCATCCATATGTCTGGCAATGATACGTCCAGTGAGCGTAGTACTTTGACCAATTCTTTTGTCAAAAAATCTACAACCTGGGTTGAGGATTGCTCCGTAGAGACTGTTAAGATTAATCTTTTTGACCAGCTGTCTTTTGTCCCAGAATGCTTTATCTTCATCAGTAATTGCCTCTTTCTTCTTGGCCTGTAGTTCTTTGCGTTCAGCGTACCAACGTTCTAGTAAGCCAGGAACAACTGCTTTTTGTTCATAACTGAATATAGTTCCATTGGCCGATAACATCCAAGGTTGATTACTGTCAAAGATCATTCTCCAGATGTCAGCGGCACTCATAACATCGGATCCGCCGGCTTCCCAATCAATAGTAATTTCTGTTCCAGGTTCGGCATTCATTACAGCAGTGTATTCAAGACTACCAAACATATTTTCCCAGGCATCTGCAAAACTACTACCTGAACTTATTTTTTCTTGAATATACCTGTCAGTCATTATCGGTCTAAATTGGCCAATGATGGACTCTTGTGCCATGTTAAGAGCGCGGATTGCTGACGGGTAGAGACTGTTGATGTCAATTGCACCGATCCAGTCGTGCATGCCCCTTTTGGGGTAAGCAACATAGGCACCTGCTGCTTGTGTGTCACCTTGATCATCTCTATTTTTCCTATTAGGTACTACCATTCCACGTTGATGTGCTTCGTTAATAATTGCCTGTTCTGTGACTGCTACCGCACCCATTGTTGTTTGTAGCAACACAGTATTATCGTGTGCAAGTTCATTGGCTAGATCTAGGAAACGCAGTTTCTTGTCTAGTTTGGCAACAAGCATGGTGTCTTGCCTGTTGTAGTCAATGAACTTGGGAAAGTCTTTGTTATACAATTGATCTAGTGTGCCTTCGTACTGTGTCTTGCGTTCTTCCAGTTCATATTCACCAATGGCATCCAGACTGTAACTGTGGCGTTCTTCGTATGTGTATTTGCGATACAGTTGCATATAGTCCATATGCACACGACCAATCAAGTCAAATGTCAAGTTCTCTGCACCAAAGCGTTCAAATGTTCTTTGTTTGGGTAATTGACCCCAGAGACAAAATCGACGAGTGTCATCTTTATTCAGTACTCTGGTTATACGCATAACCATATACGGAATATCAAAGCCTTCTGAGTTCCAACCACTTAGTATGTCTGCGTCATCGATTATATCTAAGAACGTGTTTAGTAGATCTTCTTCGCGTTCAAATAAAAAACAATTATCATATTGATTGCAAATTTCTTGTGCGGTTTCCCAACTGTAACTTTTAGGAGGAACAACAAGAGTAACCATTTTGTTTATCCAGTCAAGATACACACTGATGGCAGTAATTGGGTTGAACGGATCTTCGGGTCGACTAAAACCTCTTACCGGATCAAAGTCAACCTCAATGTCAAAAAACGCAGTATGTAGCTGGGGAGAGATCGCCCCCAAATAGTTTTCTTCGAGACAGCGGAATACTGGATTAATATCCGACTCCCAAAGTCGTTTGTTAGAATTGATGCGTAATTCTTTTTGGAATTCCTTCTGTGAACGACTCGAAAACCTGCTAACGGGAGTACCATACACAGTGCGAAATTTACCACGCGGGTCATCGTAGTAAAAGATATAGGACGCGGGATATTCTTTGTATACACGTTCACCACTGACACGTTCAACAATGTGGATACGATCCTGGTTACGGTCATATAGTGCGTCAACATAGCTCATAGGTTATAATTATATTACGAAAGTAAAAGTCTAGCAAGTCCAATGGCATCAATTGTAGTCAACAATAGGTAGTTAGCAAGCATGCCAAAAGACCGCCTGGTATAAGCTGCCCAAGCATATATAGCACAACCAACAATCCACACAGGGTAAAGTACCAAGAGGGGAGGGTATGGAACGGTAAGTGCCATTCCAATAGCACAGCCAATACTAATAAGCCAAGCAACAAACTCGGCAACAAAGCGAACGGGATTGCTGCGCCAATCATCTATAATCCATGCTAATATACCAGATACGGCATCAATCAAAGAGTTTTACCTACAGTTTGAAGAATAGTGTTTAGCTCTTCGTTGTCGGCGTTTTCTTCGCCTAGTTTTGATTTGAATGCAGTACGGATCGCTTTTTTAAGAATAGAAGGCTTGATTTCCATTTCTTCAGCTACTGCTTTGATGGTATCACTTAGACCTGCATTGAGATCTTCGACTTCTTGCATAATAGTCATGCCTTCATTGATGATTTGTATAAGTTTGGCCTTTTGTTCTGCAGAGAACATTCTTGAACTCATAATATCTCCTAAGTAAAAAAATAATATTTTATATGTTTTTTATTAATAAATCAAATAAATTGATTGCCTAATTTTTTCTCTAACAGGATTAAGCATGCCATGAACAATCTGATATTTGTTGTCCATAAGATACCCTGTGTTTGGCTCAAAAGGAATAGTTATTTCTTCATCATTAATAATGAATGACGTACCAAGGTCTTTATTACCGTCTACATAAATTTGTGCGGTCGGTAAATGAGTAAAATCGTCAGGATGCCAATGACTTTTAAATCCGATAAAGTCTCTCCATAAGAATAAGCCAGGAGGATTTCTTAAATTAGAACATTTAGTTAATTTAGACACAATCGGAACGGTTTCTATTGCGATATTGGCTAAATCTTGATAAAATTGATCAGTCGGATTTAAAATTTCTAATCGATTTCTCATCGGTTCGTAGCGGCTTTGATATTCGTTACCTGGTAGATCAATTATTTTATATTTAATTTCTTCCCATTGATGGTCCGGAAGAAATTTTTCAATATGCCATAAACCGTCGGCTAATTTATTTTTTATTTGCATAATTAGTTAGCTCACTTTAACTCTAAGGGCACGACTCCTTTGAGTAGCGCAGCAGCCGCGCACACCGGTCCTAAAGGTGTTCTTATTTTTTGGTTTCACACTGTCTGGTGCGAACAATTTTACCATCCGGGTCTATTGCTTCTTGCCATTCAGTACAAATCTGCGTTTCAGGTTTGAGTTTTTCTGCAGCCAACTTGTCCACTGTATAACTGGCAGTCATCCAGCCCATGGCACTAAAGAAACCCCAAACTATCATGTATGGTATTTCACCTAGCATCTGCTATTTTCTTTTTGATGATTTCAATCACGTGATCATTAAGCACAACTTCATAATGATTACATTCTAGTTCGATTAATTCCATGATATCCGCCCTATGACTTTGACTGGCAATAGTAACAACACCATCGTTGGGTGCAGATATCCAAGGTGCCGATCCGGTTGTTGTCACAATGTTAGTCCATGGACGATGTAAATCAAATGCGTGTGCTTTTTTCATAGCCCATGAATTGGGACCTATGTCTTTAAGTAATCTACTGTAAGGTAAGAAATATTTTGCAACATCGGCTGATTCAGCCCCGCCATATGGTGTGCTCAGTGTTACTGCTCCTAGCACTTGATCTGCGAATTCCTGTGCAAGATGTAATGCGTATATACCACCCAGACTGTGACAAATAAAGAACATATCCTTTTGTGCGGATAAAAGTTCTTTCATAATTTCTAAATTTTTTTCAAAGCCATTTCTGCTGTCATAATTTATTAACAGCTCTTTGCCTTTGATTTGTCGTCTGATATAATTAAAGCTTTCACTGGTGGCACTGGCACCGTGAATATAAACTAATAACATGATAAACTTATTTAAGCGTTGCTCTCAACATCCAACTATGTTTTGCATGAGCGTCTTGCCTGCTGGCTAAAAAGTCACTGAGACCATGGAAACCCAGTTCTTCAGCTGCTCTAAAAACTATACGGAACATTTCTCCCATGCGGTCGCTGTCTTGTAATAGTTCAACTAACATTGCTTCAGCTGGTAGGATTTCAGTTTCATCGTCAATTTGACTTAAAATACTAAATCTAGAGAATGACCCTGGAGTGTATGTACCAGTGGCACGAATTTCCTCAGCAAATTTATCTATACTGCCATATACTTCTTCGTAGATGTTTCCAAGAAGTTCGTGATATTGCGGAAAATTAGGCCCTTCCACATTCCAATGAAAATAATGAGCTTTTAAATAAAAAGCATATTCACTAGCAAAAGCTATTTTTAGTGCGCGGTGTAACTCGTCCATATTTAAACCTTAATACGAGTATTTATCTGCCCTGGCCTCTATTGAGTTTGAAGCTGCGTCTATAGCTTTTGTTCATTGAACTGGTTTTTGGTCTAATTCCGCCAATATGTGTGCGCTTGACCACATGATCAATTGCAGGTTTTCCTGATGCAGTTCCTTTTGCTTTTGCCATTTTACTCTCCTTAGTTGAAATACTTTATTGGATTTCCAAAAAGTGTGTTGCTTTTTAATTTATTTAAGAAAAAATCTATTTCAAACGGTCTAAATCCTGCTAACATACTATATTCACGATTTCCTAATGAAATTTTATATTCACTAAAATCTTTAGCGAAACTAACTTTGCCTGCATAAAAAACATTATTTGTTACTTCATTTTTTAATACTTCTATATGATCCACTAATGTGTATCTATTCCAATTTAAAATTTCCTCAAATTCTCGTATAAAATAGGTTCTACGATCTAAGTGTAAACTGTCTATATTAAGGAAAGATTCGTAAGGACGCCAAGGCAAAATGATCGTTGGTATTTTTAAAGTGTGTGCTAGGTGACACAGTCCTCCTTCGTAACCTATAACAGCTTCGCAATATTCATTTAACCAGTAGACCTTGTCTTCTAAATTTATAGCGTGATTGTCCAAAGTAACAACTTCATAACCACTGTCTTTGATTAGTTGAAAAATTTTGCTATATTGTTCCAAGCTCCAGTATCTATTGTTGGGCCAATTGGTATCTTGGGCATCATAACTTTTTAAATGTTCATAATTTTGATAACAGGCAAGTGCTATGCAAGGTTTGTCAGTTTTATAGCCAACAGGTACTTGTTGATTGCGGATATGTATATGTTCTGGGCTTAAATATGGACTGGTTAATTTTCCTACATCACTCAATTCCCAAAAGATATTATCCGACATATCGTCAGTCACTGATATGGTCAATTTATCGTCTGGGATATTATAAATTTTCTTTAAAGGAATCAAGCTGTGTGTTTCTGAATCCACTTGAATATGAAAGCTACGCTCAGAATTTAATAACATTGAAAGGAATGAGATGCTCATTCCTACTGCCATAGCCGAAGTTGTGTAATTTATTTTTTCCATTAATTATTTGAATCGGCTACTTTTACCGTAGTCGTCATTGTTCACCTTAGATTTTTCGTACATTACAGTATCTGTGTCACCCAAACGCCATTTGGGATTTTGCTCTACTACATATTTGCGTGTGCAAACCTTGAAATCGGGAAACTTCATATTGGTTGGATTACTGGCAGCATCATAAAACAAACAGCGATTGTTGGGCTGTGCTGCATACTGTCCATTGTCTAGCTCTATAAAATTAAAACTTTTATGATCTTCGGGCCATTCACTGTAACCGGTATCAATTATGTTATGATCAGGATGTGCATTGTCCACAGTAAAAAGATAGTTGCCTGGATACATGTTTTTATCTTTGGCGTAAAACTTGCAAGAGAGATTTTTGAGAAATGCTTTTTGAATAATGGCCATGTCATAATCAAAGCAGTCCCATATTTGCAATGAGTCTAAAGATAAAAAATTTTGTGTGTCAAGATTCTCTGTGCGTGATACAAACGCATGGAGAGGTAGTTTGTCATAAAGTGCGCCATAGTTG